GGGGGTCTATGGAGTATGTTCAGCCGCTAGAGACGCTGATCTTTGACCACGAGGGAGAGATGTACGAGGTGGAGACACAGGGTGTTAGCCTTAAGACCACGATGAACCATCGCATGTGGGTGCAAAGGCGCGATAGGACGGAGTTTGAGTTGATTGAGGCCAAGGATATGATTGGGAAGCGCGTGCGCTTTCAGTGTGACGGGCCGGTGGCGAGGCCTGATACTCCAATAGAGATTGGCGACCATTACTTTACTGGCCCTACTGCGGATGCGTGGCTGTCAATCTTCGGTATTTGGGTTGCGGAGGGCTGGACCTACATCAAGGAAAAGGACCATATTGCGCGCATCGAGTTTGCCGCAAACAAGCCTCGGGTGGAGGCGGCGCTAAAGGCGGCGTGTGCTACGCTGGGATGGGGCTATTCTATGAATGAGAAGACCTTCAAGTTCTTCATTAACGTTAAGGATATTGCGCTGTATCTGGATGAACTGAGTGTGGGGGCCGTGAATAAGCGCCTACCCGGGTGGGCCCTCCAGCTGAGTGCGAGCCAAAGCCGACACCTATTGGAGTCACTGTGCCTGGGAGATGGCCATGAAACAACCAGCTCTCTTCACTATTACACGTCCTCTCGTGGCCTGGTCGATGATGTTCAGATTCTGTGCCAGCACGCAGGATTCACGTCGTATGCATCAGTTCGGCATCCTGCGGGGAATCAGGCCCAGTTGCAGGATGGACGAATTATTACATCCACGATGGATGCATGGGATATTGGTATTCGGCGAACTCGCCTACGTCCTACCCTGAATCATGGGCATGCTATGACTCAGAGTGGACAGATAGAGCGGGTGACTCCCTTTAGCGGTAAGGTCTACTGCCTCCGCGTCCCTAGTGAGGTGTTTATGGTGCGACGGAATGGTGTGTGCGTATGGACAGGTAACTCCTCCAGGCACGGTCAGAAGGGTACCTGCGGGATGATTCTGGACCCTGAGGACATGCCGACCACGAAGGATGGGATGGTCCCTGACATTATTATTAATCCGCATGCGATTCCGTCCCGTATGACGATTGCGCAGCTGCTAGAGACGCTGCTGGGGAAGGTTGGCCGCGAGATTGGAGCTCTGGGTGACGGGTCGCCATTCAATACGGTCACGCTGGAGGGGCTGACCAAGATTATGCGCGACGAGCTGGGGTTGGAGCCAGCGGGCAATGAGCTCCTGTACAATGGCTTTACGGGGCGCCAGATGGAGACGAGCATCTTTATGGGCCCGTGTTTCTACCAGAGGCTGCGCCACTGCTCGGTGGATAAGATGCACTCGAGGTCTTCGGGCCCACTTGTGATGCTCACTCGGCAGCCAGCAGAGGGCAGGGCCCGCGAGGGTGGCCTGCGCTTTGGCGAGATGGAGCGTGACTGCGTCGTCGCACATGGGATGTCTGAGTTTACCAAGGAGCGCTTTATGGAGTGCTCTGATCTGTTCCGCTGCTGGAGCTGCGAGGACTGCGGCCTGATTGCGATTGTGAATCCGAAGGAGGGTATTTGGAACTGCAAGGGGTGCGGGAACTCGACGAAGTTCTCGGCGATTGAGATTCCGTATGCATATAAGCTGCTACTCCAGGAGCTAGAGACAATGTGTATCTCGTCCCGAATCATCACGCACCAGAAGTTGCTGAGGGGCCTGGTACAGCCGAAGAAGTCCGATACGAAGTAAGGAGCGCTTAAAAAATTTATGCGTTTCCTACTAATGAGGCGTCCGCCATCCTATTCGGATTCCTTTCTTTTCATCTCTCCTCGACATACACTAAACTATGAGGAAGAGTTACTAGAACTGGGGGTGCCTTTGGCAGAACCAACGGTGCCTTTGGCAGAACCAACGGTGCCTTTGGCAGAACCAACGGTGCCTGGCGCAGAACCAGAGTCCTGGTCGCAATGGACTCTCTGCTTTATCTTTAAAGGGTCCTTTCATATTTTATGTATCTCCGTCTTTGAAACGAGCTTTTATTTTTTATATGTGAATCGTTCTGAGGATGCCGGTATTTTTAGCACGATTAATACCTATTATCAGCCTCTTGTTGAAGGCTGTAGCACACGCTGGGCGAATGGAACAAAATGGCTCGTCGACGAGCTGTTCATGTATGCTGTCAATAAAACGAGGGTTGATGCGGAAGCGATTACCGCATATAATGCGAGGGCGGCCTATAACAATACACTTATTCTTCAGTCATCTCTGTATTCTGTTGTCTGTTTAGCGGTCTGTATTGGAATCGCCATCATCTACGTCGTCCAGAAATGGAAGGTGAACTGGGGCCCCATGTTTCTTGAACATATACTCTTTATCGGCCTGCTCGCCGCCTATGAGTTCTTCTTTTACACTACCATCATCTATAAATATACTACACTGAGCACTGCGGAACTAAATAAATATATTGTTGATGGTCTTGCGTCATGCGCAATGGCGTCGCAATAAAATTGTGTAGGGGGCTGCGAAACTATGCGGTACAACGTCCCGTATCTTTCCCCCAATGCCCTATAGTATGCGAGTCCAGAAGCGCAACGGTGAGTTCGAGGATGTGTCCTTTGACAAGGTGCTCCAGAGAATTCGCAAGGCATCCAGGGGCCGCACAGTCAACCCGGATATTCTTGCGCAGCAGGTCTTGGCGCGTATTATTGATGGAATCAAGACCTCGGAGCTCGATATTCTTGCAGCGCAGATGGCGGCGTCTCTGTCTACGACGCACCCCGACTGGGGCTATCTCGCCTCTCAAATCGCGGTCAGTAATCATCAGAAGAACACTCCCGCGCCCTTTAGCGAGGTCGTGCGCATCCTGTCGAATCAGGTGGCCCCAAAGACGGGAAAGGCCATGACGTATGTCTCACAGGAGTTGGTCGATATCATGAGCGGGCCTCTGGGATCGCAGGTCGACTCCTACATTAAGAGTGAGCGCGACTACGAGTTTGACTATTTCGGCTTCAAGACGCTGGAGAAGTCGTATCTTCTGCGCGACGCCAACAAGGTAGTGATTGAGCGTCCGCAGCACATGTGGATGCGTGTGGCGCTGGCTCTGTGGGGGACGAATCTGGATCGTGCCTTTGAGACATACGATCTCTTGTCCCAGAAGGTACTTACACACGCGACGCCGACCCTCTTTAATGCAGGCACTCCGAGGCAGCAGCTCTCCTCCTGCTTTCTGCTCGCAATGAAGGAGGACAGCATTGCGGGGATCTATGATACGCTGAAGGATTGCGCCCTAATCAGTAAGCATGCGGGAGGCATTGGCCTGAGCATTCATGACATCAGGGCGCGGGGTGCTCTGATTGAGGGCACGAATGGAACGAGCAATGGGCTCGTGCCGATGCTGAGAAACTTTAATGCGACGGCACGCTATGTTGACCAGTGCTTTACTCCTGATACGATTATTTACACGGAGGCTGGTCCGAAGCCCATTGAGGAGGTGAGTATCTCTGATAAGGTGCTTACCAGCGGCGGGATGCGTAATGTTCTTAAGAATGTTATCCATCAAATCGATGGACACATGATTGAGATCCAAATGGACACTGGTATCACAGTGAGGGTCACCGATATTCACCCAGTCCTGGGTGTAAAGAGTAATGGTAGGAATGCAAAGGATATCCAACCAGTGATGAAGGCCGGGCTCGCAGAAGCTGATTATATTGATATTAAGGATCTTGATGTAGGAGATTTCCTCGTAGACCAGGGTAAGTTTAATACTATTCTGTCCATGAAGGAGTTTCATTATACTGGCAGTGTCCACGACTTTGAGATTGAGGCACCACATGATTATTATATTCCAGGATTTGGATTTGCGCACAATGGCGGCGGACGTCGCAACGGCTCCTTTGCCGTCTATCTGGAGCCCTGGCACGCGGACGTGGAGGATTTTCTGCGTCTGAAGCTCAATACGGGGTCGGAGGAGGACCGCGCTCGCGACCTCTTCTACGCCCTGTGGATGCCTGACCTGTTTATGAAGCGGGTGGAGGCGGATGGACAGTGGTCTCTCTTCTGTCCTTCGGAGGCGCCTGGCCTTGCCGATGTCTATGGCGCCGAGTTCGAGGCCCTCTATACGGGCTATGAGGCCAAGGGGCTCGCGCGAAAGACGATGAATGCGAGGACCCTGTGGTACCAGATTCTGGAGACGCAGATGGAGACGGGTACGCCGTATCTTCTGTACAAGGACCCTGCGAATCAAAAGTCGAATCAGAAGAATCTTGGGACAATCCGGTCATCCAATCTCTGTACGGAGATTATTGAGTACTCGGCCCCGGATGAGACGGCCGTGTGTAATCTGGCCTCGATTGCGCTTCCATCCTTTCTCAGCCCCAGTGCTGCTGGCTTTCCTCCCTTTAACTTTGAAGCCCTGAGAAAGGCGGTTGGGATCGCCATTCGCAATCTGAATCGTGTCATTGACATCAACTTTTATCCTACACCAGAGACGAAGAAGTCGAATATGCGTCATCGACCAGTGGGGCTGGGTGTCCAGGGGCTCGCCGACGTCTTTGCAATCCTTCGGATGTCGTGGGAGTCGCCAGAAGCAGCGGAGCTGAACCAGCGCATCTTTGAACATGTCTACTATGCAGCGGCGGAGATGTCGTGTACTATTGCTGCGGAGGAGGGGCCCTATGAGACGTTTGCGGGCTCTCCTGCGTCTCAGGGAATCCTACAGCCTGATATGTGGGGCGTGACTCCGCTGACCCAGAAGGATGGGAGCCTGGATTGGCAGGGGCTGCGCCGCAGGGCAACCCTGGGCATGAGAAACTCTCTTCTGGTTGCACCAATGCCTACGGCATCGACGTCGCAGATTCTCGGCTATACAGAGTGTTTCGAGCCGTTCACCAGCAACATGTACACGCGGCGCGTACTGGCTGGCGAGTTCACGGTGATTAACA